GTTGTCGGCGCTGCTGCTGGGCGATGACATCGAAGACATGTGGTACGGCACTGAGACTGTGGTGGGCATGACAGTGGACCAGCGCAGGGCTGTCATCGTGGGCCTGGTGGAGGTCATCACGGTGGACAGGGGCGCACCTGGTCGCCCCCGCAAGGTGGACACCACGCTGGATGGCGTCACCGTGCACTGGAAGGCGCTGCCAGGAAACTCCTGAGAAATTTCTGAGGCGCCCCGATTACCCCTCACCAGCGGGTTTATCGGGGCGCTGGTGTCCATAGGATTCCTATGGTGTCCTGCGCTCAACAGGGGGCTTGCGCCATTCTTTGGGCCATCTATGCTGCTCACAGACAACGGTCGTATTACCGACACCACGCCAATGCGCACCATGCGCAAACGTGAGCCCCCGGTAATGATGGCCGAACAATGTCCCTGCTGCCGGGGGCGCGGTAGACGGTAGCGAACCCCACTGCTGTGGGCTGTCCAGGGCTGAGACGGCTAGCGCGCGGGGCTAACTCACATCCCTTGCTGCGCGCCCACTCTCGCTGTGTGGTGCTGCGCTGCTGACCGCACCCACCAGGAGAGTGGCACAGCCATGTCCGCATTCAGCCGAAAGAGATTCCGCGAGCTGCGCAAGGCAGCAGGCTTCACTGGGGAGGAGCTGGCCAGGCGCGCTGGGGTCAGCAATTCCCTGGTTCAGAAGATTGAACAAGGGGCAGCCACGCCTTCACTGGCCAGCCTGACGAAATTCATCAGCGTGTTCGGGTGCGAGGCGGGTGACCTGTTCGATGACAGCGAGGCTGTCAGCTTGCCATCGGACCTGAGCCCTGAGGTCGCGCGATGGATTCAGCGGATGCTGGACACCGCGCCCCCGATGTCGGAGGAGACGGCGCGCAGGGTCAGCGCCGTCCTGTTCGCAGCCAAGTCCACCAGCGGTGCCGCGAGCGATGACAGACCACCACCAGCAGCCTGACGCGCGCAGCGCTGAGGCCTACGCAGCGCTCATCCACATCCAGGCTGGTGACTGGGATGACTACGCGCTGCGCCTGTATGCAGCGGTGACGCTGCGCCTACGCCAGCCAGAAGTGCGGCAGCGCTGGACATCCGGCCTGCTGCCGAGAGCAGTAGCGGATGACTGACAGCGCACCGTGTCTGGCGTGTGATGAGCTGATGGACTGGCTGGGGTGGTTGATGTGGTGGAGCGCTGGCACATTGAGGACAGCCGCAGTGGCAGGCGCGCTGGGGTGGGCAGCTACACCAGCCGCGCCCGGACAGAGCAGCAGATAGCGGTCTGGCGTGCGCGTGACGCGCGCGGGGGCAGGCCTGACATCCATGAGCTGATGGCCCATCTCGTGGCGCGGTGCACAGCAATGACTGAAGGCGTGAGCATCGTCTGCCCCTATTGCGGGCACAGCACACAGGTGGTCATTGACGATGGCAACGGGGGGCAGCTGGTCCAGTGCATCAACCCCTGGTGTGACGGGGGGCAGGGTTACGGGGAGGAGCTGGAGCAATGACCGGGGCCAGTCCCCCAGCCAGGCGCACGCGCAACCACAGCGCCACGCCAGCCCAGCGGCTGCGCATCCTGGAGCGCGATGGCATGCGGTGTCGGACATGTGGTGTGGGGCTGACCCTCACTGACCCACGGCTGCCGACGCATGGACACGCTGGCCACGTGCTCGGCCACATCGAAGGTGGCAAGCCCACCGATGACAACCTGATGGCGCAGTGTCGGCTGTGCAACCAGCAGGCAGGGGGGGATGCAGGCAAAGCCTCAAGACGCAATAGAGTGCAGGCCTACGAAAGGGAATTAGAAAAGGCGCGCGCTGAATTGGAAAGGGTGCGCGATGAATTGCGCGCAGTGAATGCGAACGCTGACAATAACAATGGCACCCCACCCACCCCCACCACCCCCAGGGGGCCGCGAAAGAATGGCACGCGCAATAAAAAGAATGGCGCGCGCGCGGATGAGAATGGCGGTTTTTTTGGTGAGCCCGGCGCTCGCGGGAGTTCAGTGCTCGCTACGCCCTCTCCCGCGGACCCGAAAGTGCTTGTGGCGCAAGGGTTGTCGTCCGTGTGGCAGCGCTGCGAATGGACGCGGGAATTGGCTAATTCAATTCCCGATAATGCAATATGGCCACGGTATATGTCATATCCGCACCCTGACGCAATTGGCAGCTATGGCGCAAAATTGGCAACAATGGCGGAGGAAAGGCGCGGAAAGGCGCTCCGCTGGTGGCAACAATTGGCCGCCGCACGCATTCTGGAGCATGACAGGAATGGCGCACTGTGCTGGAGGGAATGGCTGCTGACTTTATCGCGCCAGGGTGGCAAGTCCTGGCTGATGAGTGAGCTGGCCATGTGGCGCATCCAGCACGCGCCCCTGTTCGATGACGGCGCCCAGCTGGTTATGCACGTGGCTGACAAGCTGCAGACAGGGGATGAGGTACAGGGCTACGCGCGTGCCTGGGCCAAGAGTCGCAAAGATGAGGGCTGGAAATCCTCAGAGCAGGCAGGCCAGAAACGAGTGGAGGCGCCTGACGGCAGCCGCTGGCGAGTGTTCAGCAAGGACACGCCTTACGGCTGGAGCGCTGGCCTGGCGTTGATAGATGAGGTCTGGGCGCTGCGCGCAGCCATTGTCGAGGATGGCATTGAGCCCACCCAGATTGAGCGCACCTGGCCGCAGCTGGGGCTCTTGTCCTCTGCGCACCCCAGGGCCACATCCCTGTTCATCGACAGGCGCGCCACGGCGCTGCTGGGGGGCTCCATCCTGCTGCTGGAGTGGAGCACCCCGCGCTACCTAGAGCTGAGCGATAGGCAGGGCTGGAGGATGGCCAGCCCCCACTGGACGGCGCAGCGTGAGCAGACAGTGGAGCGCGCCCTGCAGCGCGCCCTGTCCTCACGCTCCAGTGCGCTGAATGAGGAGGACCCTATTGCCACCTTCCGGGGCCAGTACCTGAACCAGTGGCCAGAGCGCGCCGACAATGAGCAGACACTGCCTGGGGATGCCCTATTTACCCCTGGCGCCTGGGCGCAGCTCGCTGGCCCCGCTGACCCTGTTGGCCCTGTGGTCTTTGCGGTGGAGGACTTTGCTGGCATCGCTGTGGCCGTCGCTGCAGCTGGCCGCAACCCCAGCGGCACCATCACGCTGGAGGCCTACGTGTTGCCCGGTGATCGGCGCGTGGCCTACGACTGGATAGCGGCGCACTCTGCCAGCAGGCCTGGCAGCTCACTGGTGGTGGGCACTGCGCTGGCAGATGACGCGCCTGTGGTGGAGCTGGGCGCCTCGCTCACTGTGGTGCCCATGAGCTACGGCGACACACGCGCAGCCCTGTCACTGCTGCGCCAGGTGGTCAACAGGCGCGGCCTGGTGCATGCGGAGACTCCAGAGCTGGACAGCCAGGTGAAGGCCTGCAGAGTCGGGGAGGGCACCGCTGGGCTGCGCGTGGCTTCCAGTGGGCGCTGGGATGTCATCAGGGCAGCGGCATGGGCAGTGGGCGCAGTGGAGCGCGAAAGGCGCAATGCGCCCAGTGTGTATTAGGGGGGCTGTATGGACATTCGGTGATTAGATGAGGGTCCAGCACTCCCCACTCTCACTGGTTAGGTGGCTCAGCAATGGCAGTGAGCAAGACAGCGGCACAGGCAGCAGCGAAGGCGAAACCCAGACGCCGCAGCACAGCAGCACCACCCCCCAAGATGACTGGCAGCGAGATAGAGCGCGCTGTGAAGGGCATGGACCTGGCATTCATCCAGTGCAGAGACTTTGGGCACAGCTGGCGCCCATACTCAGCGCGCTGGCTGCCGCAGGACAATGCCTACCGCTCTGAGCTGATCTGTCAGCGGTGCAAGACCATCAGGGCGCGCTGGCTGTCCAGCACAGGCGCGCAACTCTCAGGTAACTATGACTACCCAGAGGGCTACCTGGTCCAAGGCCTGGGCAGGCTGACAGGCTCAGACAGGGATGTCATCAGGCTGCAGAGCGTGCTGTCAGTGCTGACCACCGATACTGCAGAGGAGTGAGGCTCCGTGAGCACCGATGACGACGACTATTCCGGTGAGCAGCTCAGCGGCCCGCCCATGGGCTATCTGATAGTGATCGGTCCATGTTTCGGCTGTGGCAAAGTCTTCGCATTCTCCGCACAGCGCGTGCCATCCGTGGTGGTGGAGGGCGACCGTAGACCCGTCTGCGCCGACTGCATTGAGCATGTCAATCCCATGAGAGTGGCGAACGGCCTGCCCCTCTTCACTCCCCTGCCCGGTGCCTACGAAGCTGGTGAGGAATAGCCCATGCGTGAAATGACCATGAACCATTGGTGTGACTCATGCTTCCTGGAGGCGCAGACCAAAGAGCCTGCGGTGCATACCTTTACGGTCGGCGCCTGCACTGGTGAGTCGCGGCCAGCGCTCAAGGTGCTGGAGCTGTGTGAGCGGCACAGCAAGCTGGTGCTGGACC